TGTCTATTTGGTCAGTACCTATAGTAGACCCTGCACTATTTTTATAAGTTAAAGTAATATGCGATATATCACTTAATTGGTCATTAAATGCCTTTGGAGTAAACATAGCAACAGTACCATAATCTTCTACATTAGCATATTGTATAATAGGACTATTAGTTAACAATTTATCTTTGCTGCCTGTTAATAAAAAATCATCACTCATATCAAACCCAAAGTTAGAGCCTGATAAATCTAATACATCTGCATAAGTCAAATAACCATTAAATATTTGAAATAAACCACTATTTACTGCTTCTACTTGTACTAATTGATTTGTAGTTGTATCAAAGTATTCTGTTTTAAATTGTATTACTAAGTATCTTATAGCATTTACATTACCAGAATATTTGTCTATTAAGTGTAGTGGGTGTCTTTCATCATCTGTAGTAGTAGTACCTTTGTACGAACTACCTAGTCTAGCCATATTATCAGCACTTACATAATTTTCTACTACAGAACGTAAGTTAAATATACCTACACCTGCATTATTAGGTGTAGTTTTAAATGTTCCTATAATATCTGTTGCTACTGCTGTGTTAGGGGCGAAGGTATTACTAATATGTACTTCTGCTTGAAACTTTACCCTAGTTTGTGTTGATACTATATTGCTATTTGAAACCACAAATATAACATCTTGACCTACAGGTGTTTGTGTATATAGTGGTTTTTGTTCTATTATTGTCGCCATTAGCCTACTGTTATTTTATATGTTTTTAAACTATCTAATATATCTTCTTTTAATTCTTTAGCCATATCTTGCCCAAAGTCTTGCATTCCTAACATTAAAGATTTTTGAAAGAAACTAATTCCGTGTATTCCCTTAATCCATAATACTCTCATTATTGCAGTCCTTAATCCTGCTGTAGTCATAAATTGCCCACCTTCACTTCTTGGCTGTAAACCTTTCTTTCTAATAAAAGACCCTATACCTTTTCTCATTCCACCTTTTTTACCTGTACCTGTACCAAACTTATAAGGACTATCTTTTCTTTTTCCTTCCCAAGTTATATACCATCTACGACCACCCCAAGTTCCTTTATGATCACCTGACTTAATAGTACCTCCTGCTCCTTTTACTCCTTTATCTACATACGTTCCATAATCTACCATAGAAAATTCTACGCTAAACCCACTTTCATTTTTAACTACATTAAACTTTATAGATTGTTCTAAGTTACCACCTCCTTTACCTGCTACTTGTAAATTTCTTTTTGCATTAGCAACTATTTCTGCTCCAAAAGAGTTTAAGTATCTTTCTATATTGTCTGTGTTCATTATACAAGACCTGCAAATATTTCTACTTGTACATCAGTTGTTGCTGATGGTCTTACTTGTACTGTTACTAAGTCTTCTAATGTAGGAAAAGCAGGTGTTGTATCTTCTTCTGCTATTGCTGCATTTTCTGCTTGAAATAATACGTGTGAGCCACCTGCTCTTACAGTAACTTGATAGTTAGTGTTAGTAGTTACAAATGCTACTATAACATCTTGGTCTGTACTAAGATTACTTATACGAAAGTATTTACAGTTTTCTACATCTAACGCTCCTGCTGCTCCGTGTGGTGTAGAATTAAATACTGCTACTGTTGTTGTATTAGAATGCGCACAAGTTAATATACGTTCAAATACATCTACTACTCCTGTAGTTGTTAATACATTTGATGAGCCTCTAACTGCTCCATTTAAGGTTACTGTTTCTGTTATTGTTGTTACTAAGTCCGCCATAATTATAATTTTATTGTTATTTTAAAAAAACCTATTTCTATTCTATATTTACCTATCTTAAATTTCATTACTCACCTGCTCCTCCACTTGTTGCAGGTATTATACAAGCATCAAAGTCATTCTGTACTAATATACTTAGACTAAATACCCAACCTGTTAATTCATTGTCAAATCGTTCTGTAAATGGTTCTAGTGTTTGTTGTCCTTGTAAAAAGTATAATGGGTTATTTACATCACCATTAGTTGACTGATATAAACTGTGCCTAAGCATTGATATTATATCTACTGATATTTGTAGACAGTCACTTAACACTTGTTGTTCACTACTTAGTCTTTCTGCTGACTGATAATTTTCAGTTGTCCAATCTTTTTTTTCAGTTACTAAGTCACATATAAATATTTGAAAGTTATAGATCAGGCCACTATCTTGTGTTGTTACATTAACAGGATTTATGTGCATAAGTGCAAACTTCTCCATTTTCTCTAAGTTAATATCAAATATATCACCTGTTGTAACTGTTGCTATTTGATGATGTTTGTCACCTATATTCTTTAAAGTGTTTATTACGTTATTATACGTCTTATTTGCTATCATTTAATTTTACTTTATTTTGTGAATCTAAATCTGTTTCATAACTTAACCAAGTTAAGCATTCTAACAAACTTAAATTTGTTATCCTTTCTAAATTTACTATCTCACCATTTGTCAACCTATACATTACTCCGAACCAACCCCACTTTTCTGCGAATGATTCTGTGGTAATAGCGTCTTCATTTCCTTGAGCATTTCCATTGAAGACAATTGAATACTCTTGTACAATTCGTTGCCTAAACTCCAAAAAAAAACCAAAGAACTTTGTACTTGCTGTGCTGACATTTTTTTAAATTCTTCTGCTCTCATTCTTATATCACCATCATAGGCTTCAATAGTATATAGATTATTCTTCTTTTCTACTATTGGTCTAAACAGTACAGCCATTATCTCAGGCATATTCTGCTCTATACCATTTTTAATAAATGTTTCTATATCTGCGTATTCACCTAAAGTAATAGAGTCTAAGTCAGGGTGAAAACCATACTCCTTACCTTCCAATTCAACTATCTTATTTAAAGAACTACTTTGCTTATCTTGTAAGTCACCTAATCTATCCATAATAACAGCCACATCTCTTATTGATAATTCCTTAATTAACTTCTTAGGAATATTAGACAATGCTGCTATTGTTTCTTCTGCTTCCTTTGTCTTACTGCCTTTTTGTAAGTCTACGAGTTTTATCCACTTTTCTAAAGTGACGTCTGCCCATTTACTTATTAATTTGTAGTTTTTAGTCTTACCTTCTTTCTTGATATTGACTTTCATAATATATAATAGAAAAAGTTGATATTTAGTTTACTGTATAAAATACTTACCATAGTTTAGATTATCTAAGTGGTAAATTACGTTGTATCTTATTCCATCTATTGCGTGATTATAACTGTCTACGTATAACTTAGAACCTTTATCTGCATAGACATAATTGTTTAGTTCTTTAGCAATATTAGTAGATTCAGGTGATACTATTAACTCATAGTCTTGCATTCTTGTAATACCACTTTCTATAGTGCCTTTTTTTACTGCTTTTATATTTACACCTAAATGCTTTAAGTCTGCTATAAGTCTAGGTTCTGCACTATCTGCAATAATTAACTTATTACCTACTTTATCTAATACAAGTTGTGCTAAGTCGTGTGACTTTAAACCATTCTTATAAATATGCTCTTTAAGATACATCTTCTTTTGTTTCTTGTCTATTGCTATTTCTGTAAGACTGTCAGGGTCTACAGAGAATCCAAAATCCATACCACAAGATGTCTGTAGTCCATCAGGATTAAAATCACCAATTCTCCAATTCTCAAATACTACACCTTCTGCTTTGTCTAACCACCCACCCATTATAGAATGCTGATACTTTTTAATATTCTTATGCTTTATAGCCTTAATACGCTCTAGGAAACTCGTAGAGAGATTATCTTTGTTATCTAGGTATGTACTATGTATATAGCATACATTGTCTCTAACGCCATTAAAACCTGCCTGTACGCCTTTGTCTTCAAAAAACCTTCTATATATCCAATGTTCTTTAGTAACAGGGTTTAATATTAATATTACTCTATTTTGTATTTCTTTTTCTCTAATACTTAAATCAATAGTATCAAATATATTCTCGTCTACTAATTCTTCTGCTTCGTCTAGTACCCAATTAGATACATTAGTCAATGACTTTAGATTACCTGTTTGATTACCTGCTGATGTTTTAATACCTCTAAATAGTATATCTGACTGATTACCTAAGTTAACAACTTCTGCTTTGTTTACACTAAAGATATTATCATAGCCTAATAGATTTATCTTTTCTAAAAACTCTGGTATTATTGATAGTCTTGCTGATGTCATAGTATAACGTGTGAACAAAACCCTTATACCTTTTGTCATTGTAAGTAATGTAAGAAATACAGTTACAGCAAATGACTTACCAGATCCTCTACCGCCTGTTATGATAAAGTATCTAGCATCTGATGAAAATAGTGCGTTATATTTACTATTCAGTTTCAGTATCTACAAATGTTATCAAAGGCATATTAATGCTCTCTTCGTTAGACGTAACATCTACTCTTTGTTGTGGTTTACCATAAAAGTATTCAAAGAATAACTTAACTGCCCATTGTTCT